CGCATCATCGGAGCCGAAGTCCTGCCGATAGATCCGAACATCAACACCGCAGCCAGCCTCGCGGCGGGTCGCCTGACGCTCGATTACGAGTTCACCGACACCGCCCCGCTCGAAAGCCTGACGCTCAACCAGCGCGTCACCGACCGTTTCTACGCCCAGTTCGGCGAACAGGTCGCCCGCCTCTGACCCGGCATTTTGAAGACGCGATAGGACAACTCGCCCTCAAGCAGCGCGCAGCGCGGTAGGGCAGAAAGGATCACCATGCTCCCCCAGAAACTGAAGAACTTCCGCGTTTTCAACGACGGGCAGGATTATCTCGGCATCGCTTCGGAAATCGAGCTACCCAAGCTGAAGATGGCGGGCGAGGAATACCGCGGCTCCGGCATGCTCGCCCCCGTCGATATCGACCTCGGCCTCGAAAAGCTCGAGATGTCGGCCACCTATGGCGGTCTCGTCGTCGGCGTGCTGCGCCAGTTCGGTCTCACCCGCGTGGATGGCGCAATGCTCCGCTTCGTCGGCGCCTACCAGGGCGACAGCTCCTCCATGCAGGCCACTGCCGCCGAACTGGTCGTGCGCGGCCGTCACATGGAACTCGACCCCGGCAACGCCAAGGCGGGCGAAGACACCGAATGGAAGGTCAATTCCACCCTCGCCTATCTCAAGTGGACCATCAACGGCGCTGTCGAAGTCGAGATCGACGTGCTCAACAACGTCTACATGATCGGCGGCACCGATCGCATGGCCGCCGTGCGCGCGATCCTCGGCCAGTAACCCACCGGGGGCGGCGCTCGGGGCGCCGTTCTTCGATCCGTTTATCATACCCGTCCTCAGGTTAGAGCAACCCGGTAGGACAAAAGGAACGAGAGGCCCGAAATGAGTGACACGCCCGAAACCGCAACCATCAAGCTGGTCCACCCGATCAGGCGCGAAGGGGGTGACATCGCTGATCTCGTGCTGCGCAAGCCCAAGGCCGGCGACCTGCGCCGCCTCAGCCTGCAGAAGCTGCTCGAAAGCGACATCGATACGCTGCTCAGCGTGATCCCACGCATCAGCGAGCCCGCGCTGATCGACAGCGAGGTCGCCCAGCTCGAGGCCGAGGACTTCGCCGAAATCGGGGGCACGATCTTCGGTTTTTTTATGAGCCCGACGGTGAAGAAGCAGGTCGAGGAGATGACGGCCCGCTGAGTGTCGAACGGATGATCGCGGAAATCGCCGCGATCCTCCACTGGCAACGCTCCGAACTCGTCACGCTCGAAATCGATGAAGTCATACGCTGGCACGGCATCGCCGTGGCCACCTGGAACAGGTTGAACCGGACAGAGAAAGGCTGATCACAATGTCGAAGAACAGCCTCAACCTCCTGGTCAAGTTCTCCGAAAAGGGGCTTTCTGAACTGAAGGGGGGATTCAAGAACCTCGTCGGTCTCGGCAAGTCGGGCGCGAACAGTTTTCGAAACCTCAGGAGAGAAGCGGACGGGTTCAAAGGCGAACTCGAAAAGGTTCGAAAGCAGATCGACGGCGCGAGCGGTAACATTACCGAGCTCGTAAATCGCGAGAAGCAGCTCGAGCGCTCGCTCGAAGGCGCCAACGACGAACTGCGCAAGCAGGGCAAGCTCTACGAAGCCTCCAAGAAAGCTCAGGCTATCCGGGCGAAGGGCGCTGATTTTCGCAGCCGCGGCCGCGCCAACGCCATTGGTGGTGCTGCGCTCCTCGCACCCTTGGCAGTCGCCGCCAAGGCAGGCGCAGACTTTTCCAGCCAGATGGTCGACATCCAGCAGAAGGCGAACCTGTCCGACGCGGCGACCGCGCGCATGCGGAACAATATCATCGATGCTTCGCGCGCGTCCGCGCAAATGCCCGATGAAATCGCCGCATCGGTGGAATCGCTCGCGGGTCTGGGCATGGATCCGCAACAGGCCGCCAAGCTTGCTTTGCCGATGGGCCGCTTCATGACCGCCTTCAAGGCGCAGGGTGCCGACACTGCCGCCTCGCTATACGCCGGGATCGAGACACTCAATATCCCGCTCAGCCAGTCGCAGAAGTTCCTCGACATGATGGCTGAAGGCGGCAACCAGGGCGCGTTCGAGGTCAAGGACATGGCGGCTGCCATGCCAGGCCTGACTGCCCAGATGAAGAAGCTCGGCCAGACAGGGCAGTCCGCTGGGGCCGAACTCGTGGCCATGCTTCAGATCGTCCGAGGCAGCACGGGCACGTCCGCCGAAGCAGCCACCGCGTCCTCCGATCTGCTTTCCAAGCTCACCGCGCCCGCCACCATGAACGCTTTCAAGAAGGCAGGCATCGATGCCTTTGGCGCGATCGAGAAAGGGCTGAAAAACAACATCTCACCGCTCGAAACGATGATCGCTCTGACCAACCAGGCAACCGGCGGCGACGACAAGAAGCTGGGCATGTTCTTCGCGGACAAGGAAGCCAACCGGGCGATGACCGCACTTATGCAGAACTACGACAAGTTCGGGCAGATGAAGAAGGACATCGCCGCTGCCGACGGCGTAACCGACCAGGCCTTCGAACAGCGCATGGCGAACGATATTACTAAACAGATGGACGCGCTCAAAAGCGCTGGTGCTGGTCTTTTTCTGGAAGTTGCACCCGTCCTGACCCCGGCGATCACCGCTTTAACCGGCGCAATCACACCCTTAGTGGCCTCGCTCGCCGACTGGGCACGGGAGAATCCCGGTCTGGCCAAGACCATCCTGATGACCGTCGCAGGCTTCGGCGCAGCACGCGTCGCACTCGGCGGCCTGCAGTTCGCCTTCGGCGGCATGCTCGGACCGCTTTCCAAGGGGTATCAGCTATGGAAGAAATACCGGACACTCGGATCCATCGCCGAGACATTCCCCAAGCTCGCAACTGGCGTGCGGCTGCTGGGCGTCGCTTTCCGCTTCATGCTCGGGCCGGTCGGCCTTTTCCTGACCGTACTCGCTGTCGTCGGCGTCGCAGTCTATCGGAACTGGGATACGATCAAGGCCGCGTTCAACACTGGTATCGCGTTCCTTGGCGGTCTGCGCGACAAGTTTTTGTCGATCGGCAAGGGTATGATCAGCGGTTTGGTTAACGGTATCACATCCGCACCTGGCCGCGTCTGGAATGCGCTGAAGTCGATCGTCATGAACGGCGTAACCAACGTGAAGAAGCTGCTCGGGATCAACTCCCCCTCGCGGCTCTTCATGGGCTTCGGCGGCAATCTCTCCGAAGGCATGGCAATCGGCATCGACAGGAAGCGAAGCGACGCCTTCGCGAGCGCACGCCGTCTCGCAACCGGTGTCGCCGGAGCTGCCGCGCTGTCCTCGCCGGCTTATGCCGGTGGTGCAGGCTTAGGACCCTCCACGGCGCCGGACTCATCAGGACCAGTCACCATCCAGATCTACCAGCAGCCCGGCGAAGACGCGGGTGATCTCGCGCAGCGCGTGCGCCGCGAGCTCGAAGCGATCGAGCGCGATCGTCGTGCCGGCGCGAACTCGGCCTTCGGAGATTGATCCTAATGCTCATGTCCCTTGGCCTCTTCGCCTTTGAAACCGGCAGCGCCCCCTTCCAGCAACTCGCCCGCCGCAGCGAATGGCGGCACGGCGAAACCGAACGCGTCGGTGCGGCCCCGGCCGGCCAGTATCTCGGCCCGGGCAACGACACTGTCACCCTATCGGGTATCATCGCGCCTGGCATTGCCGGACGCCATTCGGCCCTGCGCACGCTGCGCGAAATGGCCAGTGAAGGAGAAGCGCATCCGCTGGTCGACGCGCAGGGCTACGTCTATGGTGATTTTGCCATCCTCTCGCTCGACGAAACGCGCACCCACTTCATCGACACCGGCGAAGCCCGCAAAGCCGACTTCTCCCTCGAACTGCGGAGCGTTTCATGACCGATCGAACACCCGCCCGCTTTCATGGCCGCGATACCGGCGCGCAGCGCCAGCCCGTCGGCCGCGATACCGGCGGCCCCGTGCGCGCGCATCTCGATTGTTCCGCGACCTGCCGCTGCGGTGCCAGCTTCAACGCCTCGAGCCTGAGCGAGCTGCGCGACAAGACCGCGATTCACATGGCCGACTGCGATGGCTGATCGGCAGAACCGCGCCGACTATCGCCTCGCGCTCGAAGGAAAGTCGCTCGGCCCGGGTGGAACTCCTGCCCTGCCCCAATTCGCCGCGGCGCTGATGGCGAAATTCTCTCCGCGCCTCGTTTCGCTCACCTTGACCGAAAAGCGCGATGGAGAAGCCGATCGCCTCGACATCGTCCTCGATGACAGCGACGGCAAGCTCGAGATCCCGCAAGCCGGCCAAGTCCTCTCGCTGCAGCTGGGCTGGGCCTGGGGCGCCGATGTCGAGCCCGGCCTGGTCGACAAGGGCCGCTTC